CTGTCACGAGATCGGTCTTGAGCCGGAGGAACTTCGCCGGCTCAAGCACGTCACCGGCTATGCGAAATTCTTCCTCAACGGCAGCTACAGTCGAGCGACCGAGACCCCGGTACAAATCGAGGAGCGGCTGAAATACGAGGAGGGGCGGTGAAGCACCAGCATCTTATCGTCCGGGCGCAGGGCCGGAATGACGTTAATCCGTTGCAGGCCGAGTATCTGGTCCGCGAAATCATCCGCGAAATCGCGATGCACATCGCCGACGTGCCCGGTAATCCGGTCGTCTACGATTGCGCGATCCCCGGCAACGAGGGCGTGACCGTCGCGGCGGTGATCGAAGAAAGCCACTGTGTCCTTCACTCCTGGCCCGGCCCGGCGATGACGCTCTACCAGTTCGACCTCTACAGCTGCGCCGACTTCAATCCGCTAACGGTGATCCGGTTCCTCGCGCGGACCCTGGACCTTTACGAGATCGACGGGATGCTGATCGACCGTACCGAGACCCTGAAGCTCGTCGGGGGCCACAGCGTCGATACCGACGCGCGCGGCAGGCCGGTCCCGAAGACGCGCCCGTGTCTCAACATCAGCGGCAACGGATGAGATTTCTCGTCCGATCCGTCCCGCAGCGGGAACAATGGCTGCCCGCCCTGGTCGCCGAAATCCCGCATCTGGAGATCGTCCGGGACCGCACCCGCGTCGCGCTCGACACCTTCCTGCTAACCCTGCTGACCGTCGGCGACGACGCCGCTGTGCTGATGGAGGACGACGCGGAGCCATGTCGCGGGCTTGTCGCAAAGGTCGAAGCCGAGATCGCGCGCCGGCCCAACCGGGTGATCAACTTCTTCAGCCGGCGCAAGGAGGACCTGACGGTAGGGTCGCGCTTCATGTCCGGCGGCGGCTTTCTCTACAACCTCTGTGTCTATTTCCCGCCGACCTACTGCCGGATGATCTACGAGTTTTGCCCGCGCTGGCGGAACCGCGTCGGGATCGGGCCGGGCGGAACCGACAGCATGGTGGCGGACTGGCTCAAGGAGCGCGGCGAAAGCTACTGGCAGCACGTCCCTTCGCTGGTGCAGCATAGGGTCGGCTTGTCGGCCATCGACCGGCGGCGTCCCCGTTCGCGCCAGTCGCCCACCTTCGTAGCGTAGGAGACCCGATGGCAGCCACAGCCATTGCCGTGACCGACCGGATCGTCATGGTGCCGATTGCCCAGATCAAGCCGTACCACCGTAATCCGCGCCGCAATGACGCGACCGTGGACAAGCTGGTCGAACTGATCCCGAAAGTCGGGTTCAACGTGCCGCTTGTCCTCGACCGCGATAACGTGATCGTCAAGGGACACACCCGGTGGAAAGCCGGTATCCGCCTCGCGATGACGGCGCTCCCGTGCGTCTACAGCGACGCCGACGAGGAGACGATCCGGCTCGACCGGCTGGCCGACAACCGGGTCCAGGAGTTCTCGGGATGGGACACCGACCTCCTCAAGAGCGAACTGGGGGCGCTCAATCTGCCGTTTGAGTTCGACCTGGGATCGCTCAATTTTGACATCGGCGTAGCGGGAAGTGTCAATTTTGACATAAACACGCCGACTGAGCCGGCCCAGGTAGTCGCCGCGCCGCCGCAGGAGAACGGCCAGGACCATACCGGGGCCGGGACCGATGAGGGCGCGGCCCAACCGGAGCCGCCGGCCCAGCCGGACTACCTGGAGGTCGTCTGCAACAAGTGCGGCAATCACCTATTCGTCGCGAAGGAGTAGTCGATGCCTCGTACCATTGGCGCGAAGACCTTCTATCCGAGCGACCAGAACCGGCGCACCGTCGAGGCGATGGCGGCGTGCGGCGTGCCGCAGCCAATGATCGCCGCCGCCCTGGGGATCAGCCCATCGACCCTGAACAAGAAGCTGCGGGTCGAACTCGACACCGGGCTGCACAAGGCGAATGCCCGGATCGTCCAGTTCCTCTTTACCGGGATTGTTGGGAGCGAGACCCAGGAGCCGTTTCAAAGCGAGCATGACCGGATCGTCGCCGCGATGTTCTGGTTGAAGTGTCGCGCCGGCTGGAAGGAAACCCAGGTGGTCGAGGTCCTGCGCCCGATCTCCGAGATGTCGGACGAGGAAATCGACCGCCGCCTCGGGATTGAGGACGCCAAGGCCGAGAACGTCGTCAGCTTCCCACGCCGATGACGCTCGTCTGGGAGCGCGGCGCTTACGCCCGGAAAGCGCAAAGCCGCCGCGAGCGCCTGGAAGGCAAGCTGCGGGACGAGAAAGATCGCCGCGCGCGGATGCGCGCCGGCCTGATCCAGTACCACGACCGCCCGGTTGAGTTCGTCAACGAGGTCGTCGGCGATTTTATCTGGTCGAAACAGCGCGAGATCATGGAAGCCGTGTCGGTCCACCGCAAGGTCGCGGTGGCGTCAGCGCACGGGATCGGCAAGTCCTTCCTGGCGGCTCGGGTGGTCGCGTGGTTTATCGCGACCTCGCCGCCGGGGATGGCTAAGGCGATCACAACCGCGCCGACCGGACAACAGGTCACGGGTATCCTGTGGCAGGAAATCCACAGCGCGCACACGCGCGGGCATCTCGGCGGCAGGATGAGCCGCACCGAATGGTGGCAGGGGCCGTATCAGGTCGCCATCGGCCGCAAGCCCGCCGACTACAGTCCGACCGCGTTTCAGGGCTATCACGCCGAACGGCTCCTCGTGGTGATCGACGAAGCCTGCGGCGTCCCCGGCAATATCTGGACCGCCGCTGACTCCCTGGCGACGACCTCGGGGTCGCGAATGCTCGCTATCGGCAACCCGGACGACCCCGCGTCCTACTTCGCCGAGATGTGCAAGCCCGGCTCGGGATGGCATGTGATCCACGTCTCGGCTTTTGATAGCCCGAACTTTACCGGCGAGGAGTGTCCCGACCGGGTCCGCGACATGCTGACCTCGTCCGACTGGGTCGAGGACAAGCGGCGGATGTGGGGCGAAGCGTCGCCGCTCTGGCAATCCAAGGTCATGGGCCAGTTCCCGGAGGTTGGCGACGATACGCTGATCCCGCCAGGATGGGTCCGCAAGGCAATCGACCGCTGGGAGGAGACCCCGGACGGAGTCTCCGATATCGAACTCGGATGCGATATCGCCCGGTTCGGGTCGAACGAGACGGTCATCATGCTGCGGCGCGGCGACCGCGCGCATCTCTACAAGACGGTCCACCAGCGCGACCTGATGCACGTCACCGGGGAGATCGTCCGGGCGATCAAGGACACCAAGGCGTCGGTCTGCAAGCTCGACGATGCCGGTCTCGGCGGCGGCGTCACCGACCGCCTGAAGGAGCTACAAGCGCACGGCGAGTTCGGTCATCAGAGTATCGACCTGATCCCGATCAATGTCGGCGTCGGTGCGTCCGACCGACACGACCGCGCCGGCGACGAGAGAGGCGAGAGCGACCGTTTCCTCAATCTCCGGGCCGAATTGTTCTGGCGGTTGCGGGAACGGTTCGAACAGGGGACTATCGCGATCCCGGACGATGACGATCTCGCCGGCCAGCTGACAAATATCAAGTACGGCATGACGAGCCGGGGCCAAATCGAGATCGAGCGCAAGGAGAAGATGAAGGAGCGCGGCGTCGATTCCCCCGACCGGGCCGACGCTCTGATGCTCTGCTTTGCGCCTCTGCAGCCCCGGTGGAAGCGCGCCTGGGGCGGGATGCTCTAATCCGCCTCTGCCGGCTTGAATAGCCGCTCGGCGGCGGCGGACTTGCCCATCGGCTGATTCCGGGTGTGGCGTTCGACCCGGACCCGCTCGCGCATCTGGAGAAGCTTTTCGATCTCGACGAGGCGGCGCAGGACCGATGGCAGTGACTCGTACTGGTTGCGCCGGGCCTGCTGCTCGGCGATCAGGATATTCAGCACGCGGTCGAGTTTCTGGTCTCGCGCCTCGCGATCCAGGGTTGTCTGGCTTTTGCTACCCTTCGGCCTGCCGGCACCGGGGCGACGACCGCCGCTGCGGCCCTTCACGCCCGCCATTGCTACCTCGCTGATTTACTGCCCTTCGAATCAAATAAGTGGGGTTGCCCATGCCGCTACTTGGCCCCGACGGCAACCCGATCTCCTCGCGTCCACAGCCGCCGGGTGGCGACCAGATCAATGTCCCGCCGCAGGGGATGCCCGGCCTACATCGCCCGGACGGCGGCAAGTCCTGGAAAACCGACGATTCGTACCAGAACTTCATGGCGTCGGTCGGTATCGGGACCGAAAATCTACAGTCGAACAGTACATACGGCTTCAACCCGATTACACGCGAGCGGACCCTTCTGGAGTGGATGTATCGCTCTAGCTGGATTTGCGGGGTCGCCGTCGATGTCGTCGCCGACGACATGACGAAGATGGGGGTGGACTGGACCGGGCAGATGCCGCCCGACGACCAGGAGAAGATGCACCGCTGTTTCCGCGACTTCAACGTCTGGGGTCAGCTGAACGATCTCATAAAGTGGGGGCGATTATACGGCGGCGCGATTGCCGTTATCGAAATTGCCGGCCAGGACCCGAAAACGCCACTGCGTATCGAGACGATCCCGAAGGGGAGTTATCGCGGTCTGACCCCGATGGACCGCTGGATGGTCGAGCCGTCGCTGTCCGACCTCGTCGCGGAGGACGAGAGCCGCACCGAGCGAGGTCTTCCCCGCTATTACCGGGTCACGGCGGATGCGCCGGCTTACCCGGCGCAGACGATCCACTACAGCCGGTGCTTTCGCTATGAGGGCTTCGCGCTCCCGTACTGGCAGAAGGTCGCAGAGAATCTTTGGTCGATGAGTATCTACGAGCGGCTTTATGACCGGCTCGTCGCCTTCGACAGCGCGACCCAGGGCGTCGCCCAGCTGATCTACAACGCGTATTTGCGGTGGGTCAAAATCAAGGGCCTGCGGGAGATGATCACCGTCGGCG